GGCAGCAGAGGCCAGTTCTGCATCTGCCCCTTGATGTTGCCGGCGAGTGAGTGGCGCACGTGGGTGCGGATCTGATCCTCAGCGCGCTGCACCGAGATCGGGCGACGGTGGATGAAGCGGCAGAACGGGGTGGTCTTGACGTCCGGCCCCCGCGGTGGATTGTTGAACGCCTCGAAGATGGTGAAGCCATCCTCGCGCGCCGTGACGAACTGGCCTATGTTGAACCAGCGGTAGCTCCACTGGTCCGCCACGAACGGGATCCAGGACCTCGGGCTCGCAGCTCCCAGGATAGCCCTCAGCTCCTCGCGGAGGGTTTGGGCGCTCGCGGCAGCCCTGGTGGCTTCGGCGCCAGCAGCGGGCGCGGTGGAAGCTCTAACCAGCCTTCCAATGGCTCGCTCGATCTCCGGGCGCCTCGTGAGGAGCCTGCCGCGCATCAGAGTCTCCAGGTCGGCAATTGCGCCTGCCCTCAGAGGCCCCAGGCGCGCCTCTACGGCCGCAATGGTTTCTGGCCCCCACGAGAGCCCCAGCGCGAGCGCCGCGTCTAGGAGCAGGTTGTCGCGGCTCTCAGCCGCCTCCTGGGCGATGGCCGCAGGGAAACTGCTGACGGCTTCCTCGATCTGGGTCTGTAGGAGCTTCATCAGCTCGTTCTCGATCTCGAACCGCTGCCTGCCGTCCGGGGTCCGGCCAGAAAGGCGCTGGATCTCCGGCAGTGGCGCCGACAGGATCTCCTCGATGCCCAGGAGCAGGTCGCCCCGGCGGAGGGTCTCTTCGATGGCGTCGAGCCACCATTGCTCCAGAATGGGAGTCAGGGCCGCGATGACGGCCTCGACCTCTGGGATGTCTTGCTTGAGGCAGCGGCAGACTTCCTTACGCAGTTCGTGGAGCGAGTCACCCATGGCCTACGCGCTCGGCTCGATGAAGCCGAAGGCGGTGGCGCCAGTGCCACTACCATTGACCGAGAGCGTGATGCCGGCTGGCACCCACACGTCGAGCGTCACCTTGCCGGTGAGCGCGACGAGAATGTCCTCGACGGCAGCGCCGACGGTGACCGTCATGGTCAGGGCGCCACTAGATCCGTTGAGGATCTCAAGGTGGACGAGCGCGCCACGTCGTTGACCGACTACGGCTGCTGGCTCGATGTGGATGTCGGTGTCAGTGGCGAGGATGGCAACTGCGTTGCCTTCAGAGAAGGAGTCTTTGCGGGTCATAATGTAGGGTCCTGAGTAAGGTGGTTGCACCCCAATTATATCACACCGGAGACTACGGCGCGACCGACTCTTGGTAGACCCTGGCCAGGGCCAAAGCCCACTCCGGTCCGTGATCACACACGGTCTCGTGCCCGTGGGTCCACGATATTGCGTGTGCCCACTCATGGATTAGCACCTGCCACGTGGCATCCCACGACATGCGAGACTCCACGGCGATGACGAAGTGGTGCGCCTTGCCATCCACATATTTCAACTCTGTGTAGCCAAGGCAGTCCGTCAGCTTGCGCCGGTAGACGCGCACCGGCAGTAGCGCAGGCAGTCGCTCCTTGAGGAAGCTAACGTCAGTCTTGAAGTCTTTGCTCAGGTGCTTGCGGGTCATAGTTACTGATCCTGCGAGTAGCAGGCGCGACGCTTCCACGCCGGCCATGATTTGACTTCGAGGTCTACGCGAACGCAGGTAGCTCGAAACGGTGTGAGTTCGGCGTAGTGCTTGCTCATGTGCCGATCGAGCATGCGCCGAATGCGCTCCTCGGTCAGCCGACGCAGCCGGCCGATCTCCTTCGATAGTTGCTCGTCGGTCATTAGATGATCAGTTGGGCGGCGCGTGCGGCACGCTCCTTTTGGGTGATCTTCCAGACGCGGCCTTGGTAGGTTGCGATGCTCTCACCGATGAGGACGTAGTCCGCGGTGACGAAGCGATGCTTGGGGAAGACGCGCGCCATCAGGAAGCCGGAGGTCCAGCCTGTGGCTTCTATCGGCCCTGGCATGTATTCGGCGCCGACCGCTTCAGGGTTAGCCATGCAGCCTGTCTGCCACCATTGCATGACGCCAGTGGCGTCGCTGCCCCGGAGACCATCATCGGGTTGTGCAGGTGGCCGTTCGTGCCGTAGCGCATGAAACGACGCATGTGCTTTTGCGGTGCGTCGTTGCCACAGAGGAAGCCATGCACGATGGTGAAGAGGTTGTCGATGGTCTCCCAGTTCTGGGCGATGTCCTTCTTCAGGTGCGCGGCGCTCGGGTTAAGGAAGTTCGAGCGGCAGACGAGGCCGATCTCCAGCTCGTCTAGCTTGAACAGGTTCGAGAAGCGCAGGTCACGCAGCGACGAGAAGATCGGCGCGCAGTCGGCGAGGGCAGTCACGAGTCGGATGTCGTGGTTGCCCATGATGAACTTGTGGTCAGCGTCCGGCGCAGCGTCACGCGTGTCGCTCATGATACTCACCGCACCGTCGATCTCTTGCTGGAGGTTGAGGGCGAAGTGGCCAGGGAGCTGGCGGTGACGGCTGAGGCGCGGGAAGTCCACGAGGTCGCCGTTGTATCGCACACCGTCGGGCTGGTGCTCTCTGGCTACGTCCATCCACACGCGGCGTGCGAACGGGTCAATCATGCTGGCACCGTGGAAGTCGCTTCCGATCTGGAGCAGCACGCTCTCCTTGCCCAGGTCGAGCGAGTTATACGCAGAGTCCCACGGCTTGACGTGCTTGGCTGCATACTCGGCGGTGCTCTGCGCTCGGGCCGTCTTCGAGATGTTCGCCATGACCTTGCGAACGCCGAGTGATTCCTTGATCTCGGCAGCGCGCTGGAACTCAGCCCAGAGGCCGAACAGGTAGGTGACCAGCGACGTGCTGTAGTAGCCGTGCTCGCGGTAGCGGTCGCGGCTGGCACTCGGGCCGAGGATCTTGCGCGGGATGGCGTAGACGCGCTGGAGGTCCTTGCACAGACGGGCCTTGACCTTATTGGCCAGCTCCGGGTCCTTGCGAACGCGCTCCAGGAGGTTGGCGTTCTTATCACGTGCCCCCTCGGCCTTCGACATCATCAACTCGATCTTCTCCGCTTTCACCGCTGAGGCGTTCTTGGCGGGGGTTTTCTTGGGGGTTTTCTTCTTGGCTGGCATGAGTAGTCTCCGGTCTTGGTGAACGATGGGCGCAGGGGCCATATGAGCATACCCCGTTATAGGGATGCGCGTCGGTTTTTATTTCTGGTCACTTGCGTGTCCGTGTAGCCCGATTGGTAGAACGCCATGACAATGGCATCGGCCCGGTCAGGCGACCCGCTCTTGGTCCGCTTCATGTAGATGTCCTTCGGCTCGACGAGCAGGAGGCCATCCTTGGTGAAGCCGTAGCGGCGGGTGGTGAGCTGGTGGTGCAGGATGGGATCGTCCGGGATGCGCACGTTGCCGGCGCGCAGGGTGGCACCAAGCTGGAACCATGCCTCGGTCATCCGGTTGGCGTAGACCGTCGGGCGCGTGGCCTTGTGCTGCGTGTGGAACGGGAAGCAGTCTTTGCCTGCTTCGTCGAACAGGTGGTAGACACCCTGGCCCAGGCCGCCGGCATCAAACGTGTAGAGCGTCTGCCAGTTGTGCCACTGCGCTTCGAGCTGCGCCTTGAACGCCCACCGAATGGCGTGCGCCGGCTCGAAGTCCGTCGTCTTGCTCCACTTCTTCCACTCGACGATGCAGCCGCCGAAGCGCCGGTAGACGAGCGTCTCATCGCCACCTTGGCGTGCGAGGTCGATGCCGAACTGTCGTTGCCCCGCGAGCACTATGTTTAGCACAGCCTTTCGCACGTCGCACGTGGTCGCACGGTAGACGTCGTCCGGGTTGATGATGCCAGAAGGGTCGCTCGCTGGGAACTGACCTAGCACACGCACGCTATAGAAGTCCGAGTCGATGCCGAACTCGATTGCGTGCTGAATGATCTTGCGCGGGTTGACGATGGGGCTTTCCTCAGCGTCGAGCGTGATCTGTGTCCAGTGCGAGCCCATCTTCGTGAAGCACTTGTGGAACTCGGTGTCGCGCTGGTTCGGGTTCCCGATCATCAGGATGGCGCCTTCCTGTGCATCCTCTTGGAACTCGTTTTCGATGTTGGAGACCGTGCCCTTGAGGGCCTCGATGATGTCGGCCTCGACGCCGGAGGCTTCCTCGACGATGGCGGTGAGGCGCTTGTTGTGCTGGCCCTGGAACGCCGTGTCGTTGCTCGCGGTCAGTAGCTCGCAGCGCCAGTTCTTGTTGCGCGGCATGCCTTGGATGTAGCCCCCGAAGTAGACGCGCGAGCTAGTCACGGTCACGAACTTCTTGAGCAGCCTGTGTGCCTTGCCCATGCGCTCGCGCACCTCGGACAGCCAGACGTCGCGGCACTGCTTCATGGATGGCGCCGTGACGATGCAGCGCACGTCCTTGTCCTGGAGCTGCCACCAGATGCCGATGATCGCCGACACGCACGTCTTGCCCGGACCTTGTCCAGACTTGCACGCGATGAACAGGTCGCCGTCTTGCACGGCCTGGAGCACCCGAGCCTGCTGCGGCGTCGGGTGGAAGTTCATCCAGTAGCACAGCTCGAAGATGTCGGCTTGGCACGCCGGGGCCATCTGCTCCCACGTTACGGTGCGACTGTTGACGCCGAACTCTTTGCAGACCTTCGACTCGTATTCCTGCGGAACGATGTCCTTGCGCTTCTCGAAGATACGGAGCGCTAGCTGGGATACAGTGAGCCCAAGGCCGACTTCTAGGTCGGCATCCTCAGACCGATACCAAGTGGTAGGGTCCTTTGGGTTCGACTTCTCAACTGCGGCCATGCCCTACCATGAGGGTGGCCAGCGCATTGTGCCCATCTGCATAGTCGAGCGCGTCGTCGATGATCTCACGATCAGTCCACGAGAAGTCGCCGATCAGCACGTTAGCTAGATAACCGAGCGCGTGGACACCGTTTATCGGGTCTTCGCGAAAGCCACCGTCGAAGCGGAGCACCCACGAACCGCTCGACATCAGGCCGATTGGCTTGTCGTCGTCGATCAGCAGCGTGTAGCCGTTGCGGAACTCCTGGGTGGAGTGTCCGAGGATGGTCGCCGTGTGGTCGACCCAGGCGCGCGCCACGTGGCGTCTGCCGCCCCAAAGCAGGGTTGGCCTGTGGTGGCAGGCAGCGGCCCAGAGGACCATACCGCACGCGATGGAAGCCTCGTCGGCCTCGAAGTCACCGCTCGTCGGTTGCCACACGAGACCGAGGCGATTACGGCGCCCGTCGGCGACAGCGTTCATCCACGCCTTGTGCTCGTTGGAGACCTGGAGCAGCAGCACGTCCTCGAAGAAGGCCACGGGGTTATAGGCGAGATACTCCCAGCCGGTTGATTTGCGTTGAACCATCACTGGCCCCCCGACATGGCATCCCACACGCGCGCAAGCGCGAGCGGTAGAGCGATCGTAAAGAGGGAAACGATGAACTTCGTCTGACGCTTGCGCCAGCCTTCGAGTCTGTCCGTGCGGACGACGAGGCCGGGTGTGGCATGATCACCGTGCAGTGCCCTTCGTAGACACATATGGTTCGTCTCTTGGTTTAGCAGCACCCTGTTGATGCCTTCCTTGAGGTGCTCAACTTCGACTTCGAGGCGGGCTACTGCCTGCTCCACGTTTCCGATTCGGTATTCCATGTTGTTGATCCTTTGGCCTACAGGCCAAGTGTGCCGATGATGAATAGCAGGCTTTGTATCCAGCGCTCGATGTCGGCTAGGATGGCGATGCCCAGCTCATCAAGGGTAGCACCTTTTGGTGCGATGGCCAGCTCGGTGTGTGGAAACATCATCGAGCAGGCGGAGAACAGGCAGAGCATCAGGACCAGCAGCATCAGGAGCGCGAAGCTCCTGGCGTGCGTTGCTCGTGCCCGTTCGACGTAACTCACTACGAAGCCTCACCTGCTGCGGCTGCTGCGGCTGCTGCGGCTGCGCGATCTTCCTTCAGCTTCTTCAGCTTCCGGCGTGCAACTTCAACACCACCACCACCGAGTAGCATCAGGTAAGCGATCCGCTCCATCCAGTCGAGTTCGCCGTCGCCATCCTTGTCAGCCTTCGCGAACGCTTCCTTGTCGAGTTCCTTCAGCTCGTCCTTCAGCTCCTCCATGTCGTCCTTGAGGCTCTCGTAGACTTCCATGCCGTTTTTGATGTCATCGGCGATGCCCTTGCCGCTTTCGATCAGCTTGTCGGCGATTGGCTTCAGGTCTTCATAGGCTTCCTGGATGTCGGTGACGATCTCTCTGCCCTTGGCGATGCCTTCGGACAGGTTGGAGAACGTGCCGCACGAGGCGAGCATGAAGAGGAACGGGATCAGGATTAGGGTTTTCATTATTTGGTGTTCTTCGGGAGTGGTAGTGAACGGCGCTTCGACGCCGCGGAAACTGTGAGCACGCTGGTCATGTCCTCGAACTCGTCGAAAGCGTCTTGCTCGCCGCGTGAATCGAAGATGCGCCACCATTGCTGCTGCATCATGGCAGCGCCGCGATGGTCGAGCGCGTCGGTGGCTTTCGACATCAGCATGTCGAGGCGGGCGAGCACGAGGGCCTTGTTGCCTTCGCGATCCTCGAACTGCTGACGGTTGGCCATGGCGCGCTTGGCGAGTGAGCACAGTTGCTCGACCTCGTCAGACGACAGGTCCCACTTCGCAGCGATCTCGCCGCGAGCTTGGTTGTCCGTGTGTCCGATTAGGATTTCGATGGTCTCGCTTGTGAGCTTGACCTCGAAGTTAGACAGCGCGGGTGCGCTTGGCCATCCTGCTCGAACAAGGTCGAGGGATGTGAACCAAACGAACCCGCGGCGGGCCTTCTCGCTATCATCTAGCGAAAGGACACCCTTACCGATGAAGGACACCAGCTCGACGAAGCGCACCAGCGCAGGATCGTCTCGCTTGGGCCTGTAGTCTCCGCTGACCGCGCCGCTCGTGAGGAGCATGGTTTGCGGCACGTCTGGTGGCGTCATCGCCACACCGGACGCCAGGAGGTTTCGCAGCCACATGTCACGTACCTCAACGTAGGAGGTGAACTCCGAGTTGTTCACATACGGATCGCGCGCGACCAGATCAATCGGGTCACCTCGTTGCAGCACTCCGCGCAGAATCCCGATCTTGCGGGTCAGTCGCCATGCGGCGAGGAGGCGGTCCGGGCTGGTATTGTCCAGCGTCATCGCATCGTTGTCGAACATGCGGTCCCAGAATGCGCGTAGCTCCGCTCCTTGCAGTGCCGGCTGCTTTCGCCAGTCGGTATCTGCATCGCATATTGGAAGAAAGCCCGCCTGCTCCGGGGAAATCACTCCGCGGAACAGTCGGGCCTTCTTCGGGTCATTGAGCCGGAAGTTAGTCACCGCTGGAATTATACCACACAAGTGACCACTTTGGGACTAGCTACCTGTCATCCGGTCCCAAAGGCGGGACCAGACGTTCCTACGAGCATCTACCACTTCGTGCGCCACTTGACGTGCCACGTTCACCCCGCTGGATGACAGCGACATGATCTTGCGGCCGAGGTTGGAGTTGATGCCCTCGACTTGCTGTCGCAGGTCCGATACAACACCCGCGATCGGCAGACCATCGGCGTCGTTACCTCCAAGGATCTCCGTCCGCAGCTTGGCGATCCTGCGATCGATCAAGCCACCGTTCACCTTGCGCCGTGGCTGCACTGCAACCTCGCGCGACGGCGACACACCCTCTGGCAGTCCGCGGCTGAGCAGGCTGTTGATGGTGGCGTCGAGTGACACCGCGCCGGCCTCGATCTTGCGGATGCGCTCACCAGCTCCCTTGAGCTGGGCGGAGTGCATCCGCAAGGTCCGAGACACATCGTCCACGTCGGCCAATGACTGCGCGAGCTTCTTGCCCCACGCGGAGATCGAGTCGGCGCAGTCGTTGTAGCGGTAGTCTGCTTCCAGAGCGACCGCCTGGGCGGCTTTGATCCGCCCCTCCATGCTCTGCACCCGAACGTGCGCGAGGTAAGTCGCGACGATCAGGAGCAGGCTGAGGATGAGTAGAACCGGGGTCACTAGTTGGACCCCGCGTCGTAGTCGGCGTTGAAGTCGTCTTCGTCTTCGTCTTCGTCGTCGAACTCATCGTCGTCATCATCATCATCATCGCCCATCGGCACAATGCCCATCTGCTCGCGCAGACCCGGCATGGCGTCGGCGATGTCGCCAGCGTCGGGACCGGGGGCGGGCTTTTCCTGGCCGGCTAGGATTTCGACTTCCACCGCTGGGTCGGCGGTGAGCTGCTTGGCGTCGCCGACCAGTAAGGCGCTGACGTCCTCGTAGGAGTTAGAGACGAGCAGCATGGCTCCACTCTTGAGGCGGACAGTCGCACCGCCACCAGACGACGTCTGCGCTTGGCTGACGCACTCGATCGAGTCGGCGGTGATGGTCAACCACGCGAAGATCGGGTTCTGGTTGCTGTCGTTGACGAGCGCCTTGACTTCGATGGCGAGAGGGGAGGTTTCGTAGAGCTTGGACATAATCAGGTTCCTTTGGTTTGGGTTTCAGACGTGTGCAGAATGGTATCACACCATCCGCGGTTGCGGGAGGATCAGCGGCAGAAAAGTGTTGACGTAGGTGTTGCAGCTCGCACGAGCGTCCGCCATGGCGCGGTGCTCGACGACCTCGCGGTCCTCACGAGCCTGTGGCTTGACGATCAGCATCGAGCTGACATCCAACATGCGGTGGCTGACAGACGCCAGCACGTCGCTCCTGTGGAACTGCAACCACGAACGGTCGAAGTGGATCGAGTTGCCACCGAGGTGGCGGATCTTCGGCTTGCCCGGCAATCGGGCGAACCATCCCTCGACAGCGCGCCACTTGGTGTTGTTGACCTCGCGGAGTTCCTCGCGGGTCTTGTCGCTCCACACTTCCTTGAGCAGGCCGGAGGACAGGTGCATGTTCAAGACGAAGTCGTCCATCTTTGAGATGATGCCCTCGCGCCTGTATCGGAACACCGTCTCGAACGGGGCTTGGATCTCGTTGCCCCACAGGTCAGTGGCGAACATGCCGATCTCCAGGATCTTGCCTTCGTTCGGAACGAGCCCCGTGGTTTCGAGGTCGAGCCACACGATGATCGTGTCGAGCGCCGCGTCTTTGGGTTGGTCGGGCATCTTAGTTAGCCGCCACGGTGATGGTCGTGATCCAGGTGCCGTTGTAGTAGTGGTAGTGGACGTCAGTGACGACGCCGGCCTTGGTGATCTCTCCCTGAGTCCAGGAGAACTTGTCGCCCTTCTTCGGCACCGATGGCGGGAACGGCAACGCGAGCGTCGTCGTGTGTCCGTCCTTGACGATGTTGACGGTGAGGATCGGGTCGGCGAGGGAAGGGACTTGGACTTGGTCAGTCATTGGATTCCTTGTTTCGGGTTAGCCACAGGTCGTTGATGCCGACGCGGACTTGGTGTTGGTTACAGCGCACGCAGCGGCGCTCGGGAAGGGAAGTTCGGTTGGTTCGTTCGTATCGGTGCCTGTTCGTGAAGCAGCGCGCGCGGGCGCTGCCTAGCGAGAGGCAGATGATGAAGTAGATCGGCGCCCACGCAATACGCGCAGCGAGGTGGGATCCTCGGTTTAAGAGTCCCGGTTTTTCGTCGTCGTCGATCATGCGCGGAGGAACTCCAGCAGTTCTGTGAGCGACGAGTAGGTGAGCGATACGGTCGCCATGCGATCGAATCGATGGAACGTCAGGTAGGTGGTGGACATCATCCAGTAGGAGTTCAAGGTCTTCACCTTCACATCTCCGATGTTTCTGGTGAAGTCGCCGGGTGTGCGGTCGTTGATCTGAGCATCGAGCCAGTTAACCAAGAAGTCCACGTCGCCGTCTGCGTTCCGCAGCAGGCACTTGACGGTGTATTCATCCTCGACGATGGTCAGCCACACGTCGTCAAGGTCGCGGTGGGCGAGCAGATTGTCGGCCTTGTCCCCGTAGCAGGTGAGCGTCAGACGTTGCGGCTTCGAGGTGACAACCTGCTCCGGGGCCACCCCGTAGATCGCCTCCTGGTGGCGCTGTGCCTTGAGCGCAGACTGTCGTGCGTCCTCGATGGCATCAAAGCGCGCTTCGGCACGCTCCTCGGCGTAGGGGCTGTCTGCGCCACGCAGTGGGCGGTCTGCGCCGAACTCGGGCGACTTAGTGTCGATCAGCGATGAGTGGGCTCTTGGCTTAGTTTGCAAAAGGGTGACGACGCCCGGACCCAGGTGGGTGGTGTTGCCGTCCACGTCCGTGACCTTGAAGCTGCCGACGAAGCCCTTCTCGACCTGGGCCAGGAGGCCGGCCGCTAGCTCTCTGGCCTTGACGATCTTCGGCAGGTCGACGTTGTTGATGTTCGAGCGCTGGGTCCTGCCGCTGCCGTGGATGAGCACGTCGTTGAGGCTGGCGCCCGCAACGCCGAGAGCGGCGTGCAGCAGGTCGAGTTGCCCCACGGTGATCTTGACGGTCTGCTGCGGCTTGAAAGAGTCGGCATTGGCCGAGACGATTGAGTTGAGGTCACGCATTGTTGGTGTCTCCGATGAGGGTTAGTGGCGAGGTTGCCGTAGGAGTGTAGCACCGGATCGAGCCGGCGGCAAGTTGTGCGGTCTTGGTTGTCTCAGTCTGAGACTAGTCTTGGCTGCCCATTTAGTTGTCCCTCTTGAGCTTATCGCGCAATTGCTGCGCGTTCTCGATAAACGATTCGAGCATGGTGTCTGGATCGACTGCCGCCTCAAGTGCGTTGAACTTCCCGCGCCACTCGTCACGCTGCACCTGATACGCACGGACATCAACACGACCTTTGGCGACCATCTTCTCCTGCTGCGTGAGGGCGTCGTTACGCCGTTTGATTGTGGCCTGTGCCTTCGCCAGATCGACTCGCAGTTTGCGGGCCGTGTTGGCATCCTCGGCTAGTTCCTTCATGTTCTCGCGCAGTTCTAGGACCATCACGTTGAGGTCGTGGATCTGCTGGTTCGCCACGCTGCTCTCCATCCGCGCCTGCTTGATGGCCTCGTTGAGTCCGCGCGCGGCGGTTCGCTCGTCGCCGAGCATTCTGCGCAACTCCGCGACCAGCTCGCTCTGCGCGTCGATGTCGGCAGCCATCGCCTCAGCAGCCTCGGTCTCCACGGCCACGCTAATCTGGTAGCCCTGGATGGTCTTGACCTGCTCCTTGAAGCGCTCGTCGAAGTCGGCGTTCTGGAGCTTCAGCTCGCCTTCGAGGTCCTCGCGGATCTCCTCGTGCTTGGCCTCCGCCTTGGCGGCGAGGACGGCGACGAAGATCAGGGCGGCCAGGAAGCCGATGGTGGTGACGAGCAGGACAGCAGTGTAGATGGTCATGGTTGGTTCCTTGGGTTCGGGTCTGCAACAGCCTACCACCGATTCGCAGCGGGGGCCACAAAACCTTCCAAGGCCCGAGTGCCTGCGGGCGGCGCCCGGCGATCACGAGTGAGCGCAAACGCCACCTCTGCGTGCTCAATCGTTCACTTGTGAGCTGCCGGCGACGCCATTTGGGCCTTCGAGCGCCGCCACGTGCCCGCTCGTGCATTTAAGCGCTTGCCGGCGACCCAAGGGGGCCACTCGATCCCGAGCGGGATATAGCTCGTGGGGCATAGGCCCGTTTTATACGGCGTGCGCATGCCCTGGCGGTTGTAGCTGGCGATCACAGCCGCCCGCGGTTGTTGCCCCGCGGCGAATGGCCCGAGTGGGAAACGTCCACATCAGGCGGCCCCGTGGTGGCCTTTTCCACCAGTAAAGGGTTTTTTCACCTGGAGGGTTTTTTCACCTGGAGGGTTTTTCTAGCGAGCATTTTTCGAGGAGGCGTAGGGTCGCCACGTCCAGATCCCCACGTGGCCATGCCATGGGGGCTACAAGACATGGCATGACCAACATGCCCATGCCATGGGGCTTGTATCAGTATGAGAAGTCCCATCATGGGACAGTCCCATCATGAGACGTTCCCGATGTGGGACAGTCCCATGATGGGACGTTCCCGATGTGGGACGTTCCCGATGTGGGACGTTCCCGATGTGGGACAGTCCCGCCATGAGACGTTCCCGATGTGGGACGTCCCATGTTGGGGCATAGGTAGCCACAGTGCGTAGGTCTCATATCGAGAAGCCCCACATTGGGACTTTTCCATGGGTAAAGTCCCGTGATGAGACGCGGACATGGCACGATACGCGCGATAGGGTAAGTGTGGCGCCATAGCCCCACTACCATGGGGCATCCCCCGCCATACGGGAGATACGGCGCGTGCGCCATTATTCCATGGGTAATCTCATACCGTGGCACATGAGGGCAGTGTTCCACATCGGGGCCACTTGAGCCATGACATGTGTCTCACCCATACTCCCCATACCAAGGGGGCTACAGCTACATGAGACAGGTGTGGCACTTATATTTGATCTATATGTGAGGGTAGTATGTCTTGTATAGGGACACCATAGGCATACTATGTGTGCGCCATCCGTGGGGGAGTTGTGCCGAATTGCTGGAACATGTGCCACACGTGCCAGAACGCCCTTGCCATGGGGGCGCCCGCGCCCGCGCCCGTATTGCCGTGGTGGGACACGCTCCGCCATATGGCCCACAAGCCCGATAACATGGGCCTCACAACGTGCCACAGGCCAGAAACGGCGTTGCATAGTAAGGGTGCGCCCGCATACGGGCGCTACGTTCTCGCTATGCTCGACCGTCTGGCCCGGTTCCGATTCTCGGCAATGCTAGATGGCGTGCGCCCGAAACGGCGTTGCCAGCGATCCTAGGGCGCAGTAGGGCGATGGCCCGAATTGCGGCCGCAAACGCACGTCGAACAATCCGAGAAACTTGCGGCCTAGTGCCATCGGGAGTTCGGCCGAATCCTAGCGCCATAGCTCGACCGCTAGCGCGTTTGTGGGGTATCTTCCCCTGTGACAAATACACCGCAACCGTCCGTTTCCTTTCGCCTGTTCTTCGGCCGCGACATTCCGCAACAATCGCGCGCCATGGTCGGCAACACAATTGTCGTCAACGCCATGTTTGACTTGTTCCTTGCCGAAGTAGTCGCGCCAGCGCTTCCCGGTTGGACGTTGACGGAAGCAACCGGCGGCTGGCGCGACG